TGCAAATTACACCGCAGAAAAAGGTTACTTAACATCAGCAACTGGTAACGGTGCTGAAGTTTACGAATCAATCATGATTGGTGACAACGCATTTGGTCACGCAATCTCTCTTCCAGTTGAACTTCGTGATGGTGGCGTTCTTGACTTCGGTCGTGAGCACGCTCTTGCTTGGTATGCAATTTGGGGTCTTGGCGTAATTACCGATCAAGCAATTGTTAAGGTTTACACCAACTAATAAATCGCTTTACCTGATGTCTGGGAGCCTTACTCCTTTTTTGGCTCCCAGCCATCACTAACTAACTTAGGAGAATAAACACCGTGGCAAACACACAAACAAGTCCGCTTGATGCAACAGGCAAAGCAGCGGAGCAAGCAGCAAAGAAAAATGCAGAAGCATTAAAAAAGCGTAAAGAAGAAATTTCTATCGCTACTCAACTTGAATCAGAGAGTCTAGAAAGAGATGTCTTTGATCCTAAAAAACCAGATGCACCATTAGTGCTGGATGAAATCGAGAATGTTGGAGTTTCAACTGCAGGTGACATGGTTGTCATTCGCACAATCACCGACATTGATGATATGAGTTATGGAGTTGGCAATACCTACACCTTTAAAGCAGGTGTTAAGTACAGGGTTCCAAAATCTCTTGCCGATTACCTAGAACAACTAGGTTACATTTGGCGGCCAAACTAAAAACTAGCCGTCGCTAGTAGTCCGACTCTCAACTGGTTCCCGCCCTCCTCCCAGTTGGGAGTTGGACCTTTTTATTTTTGCGCTGAATAAATTCTTAATACACGAGATGATTGGCATAGAATTTTAACGGAGGTTACGTGGCCACGATTTCAAGCCTTGCAGATCGATTACGGTCTGAAATTGGCGATATTCCAAAGTCTTTTGTGTATCAATTTACCGCTGATGGAACTACTAACCGATATTTGATTCCTTACTCCCCTTTAGATGGATTAAATCTAATAGTTAACGTAAATGGAACAGATGTATCTGACGATGTAGAGGTTGAAGAAGCAACTGGTTACATTGTTTTTGATACGGTACCTGCTGCAGATGCTGCAATAATTGTTGCTGGAAACTACTTTAGATACTTTACAACAACCGAAGTTCAATCTTACATAAGCACAGCGTTTTTAGAACACTCAGCCTTCCACACCGATGCCTACGGTCGCAGTGTTAGTCTGCAGAATATGCCTACACTTGAAGAGTATCCCGTAGTTATTTATGCATCAACTCTAGCACTTTATGCATTGGCTAATGATGCTGCTTTTGATATTAACGTCTTTGCTCCAGATGGTGTAACAATTCCAAGGTCTGAACGTTATCAACAATTAATGCAGATGATTGAATCTAGAAAACAGCAGTACAAAGAGTTGTGTTCCCAACTTGGTATTGGTCTTTATAAGATTGATGTCTTTAGTTTCCGCAGAATTTCTAAGACTACTAATCACTACGTACCAATCTTTCAACCCCAAGAGATCGACGACCGCTCAGCCGCTACCCGTGTCCACCTGCCTACTCCTACCTATGGCAATGTGGAAACTCCAGTATCAATTGTTACTCAGGATCTCTTTGTCTATGAGGGAGATGCCTACGAGTTTACTATCGTTCTTGATTTTGAAGTGGATACCTATACCGCAAAAGCAGATATTCTAGGAGTAGGTATTCCTGGAGTTATAACAACTTTTACAATTACATTTCCAGTAGTAGGTACGGCAGACGGAGCAGGACTTCGTACTCTAAAATTAGCACTCACTGGAACACAGACACGTATGTTACCTAGAACCTCTTACTATGATGTTCAGTTAACTAAAGACGGAGTCACCCAAACATATGTTAGAGGAAAGATATTTAAGACAGAAGAGGTAACAGAATGAGTCAGTACGTAAGACCAGGAACTACTGTTCCAATTGTAGTAAATGACGTAATTTTAATAACTACACCCTCTGGCACTCAAGACTTTGGAACAACTAGCGGTGCACTAGAGCCACAAGCGTTAGCGTATGAGCATACTCAAAATGCAGTTAGTGCTTCTTGGGTAATAACTCATAATTTAGGCTTTAAGCCTAACGTTACAGTTGTAGACTCTGGGGGTACAATATATGAAGGTGAAATAACATACACTAATTCGAACTCACTTACGGTCTCGTTCTCTCAAGCCTTTTCAGGAAAAGCGTATTTATCTTAAGGAGATAATGTAGATGGCCCGTAAGTTTTTAACCCCGATTGATTTAAACAAATTAGAATTACAAAATGCTAGAATACAAAACTTAGCAACTGCGCCAGCATCGCCCGTAGTTGGTCAAGTTTACTTTGACACAGTATTAGGATTCCTACGTACATGGAATGGCACTGCATGGATTAATGCAAGTCAAGGTTCGCAAGGAACTACTGGAGCACAAGGTACACAAGGTACCCTTGGTGCACAGGGAACGCTTGGTACACAAGGTGCAGTAGGTAGTCAAGGTACCGTTGGGTCACAAGGTACAGTTGGCTCACAAGGCACAGTAGGTTCCCAAGGAACTGCTGGTGCACAAGGTTTAGACGGTTCTAATGGTGCTCAAGGTACACAAGGTACTTTAGGTGCACAAGGTGCAGTTGGTTCACAAGGAACTCAGGGAACATTAGGTTCACAAGGAACTCAAGGTACTGAAGGTTCACAAGGTACACAAGGAACTTTAGGTTCACAAGGAACTCAAGGAACACTAGGTGCACAAGGTCTTGATGGTACTCAAGGTACTCAAGGTACTGAAGGTTCATTTGGTGGTATTACAGTTGCATATACATTCAGTAATAGCACAACTATGTCAGACCCAGGCGATAATTTTGCTCGTCTAAATAATGCTAACTTAACTTTAGTTTCACGCATTGCACTGGATGATAATCCTTCTGATGGTAACTACGACATCTCTAACTTCTTACAAACAATTGATGATTCAACTTCAACCATCAAGGGTCACGTAAAGGTATCTAAGAAATTTGATACATCTGTCTTTGCACTCTACACAATTTCTGGCCTTACAGATTCAGCACCAAACTGGTTTGATATAGATGTTGCTTACGTATCTGGTAACGGAACCTTCAGCAATAACGATGAACTTTTATTTACATTTGCTCGTACTGGTGATGTCGGTGCTCAAGGAACCCAGGGAACAACTGGTTCTCAAGGCGTACAAGGAACTTTAGGTTCACAAGGAACTCAAGGTACCCTTGGATCTCAAGGTACTGTTGGATCTCAAGGTACCCAAGGTACTGATGGAACTCAGGGAACTGTTGGTTCACAAGGAACCGTTGGTAGCCAAGGTACTCTTGGTGCACAGGGTGCTGTTGGTAGCCAAGGAACTGTAGGAGCCCAAGGTACTCAAGGTACTGATGGAACTCAAGGTGTACAAGGAAGTGTTGGTGCTCAAGGAACCCAAGGTACTGACGGTACTCAAGGAGTCCAGGGAACAGTTGGTTCTCAAGGAACTCAAGGAACATTAGGTGCTCAAGGCACTGTTGGTGCTCAAGGTACTGTTGGTTCACAAGGAACATTAGGAACTCAAGGTGCTACAGGTACATTTGGTGGAGAGACCCACGAGTACAATTTCTTAATTAATACCTCAAACACAGACCCAGGTGGAGGTAATTTCAAGTTTAACAATGGAACAATTGCTTCAGCAACTGCAATTTACATTGATAACATCGATGCAAATGCAATTGATATTTCTTCATACTTACAAACTATTGATGACTCAACATCAGGCATCAAGGGAACTATTAAGATAACAGGTGCAGACGAGCCTGATGCTAACTATGCGTTCTTCCAGATTGTTGGTACTCACAATGAGAACTCTGGTGCATATTTTACGGTTCCAATTGCATACGTTTCTGGTTCTCTATCACTTGGTAACACTGATCCAGCATATTTAACATTTGCACGAGTTGGTGACAAGGGTGATACTGGTGCTCAGGGTACAACAGGTGCACAAGGCGTACAAGGTACAGTTGGTAGCCAAGGAACTCAAGGAACTCTTGGAGCCCAAGGTACAACTGGCGCTCAAGGTACACAGGGTACAGATGGTACTCAAGGAACTGTCGGTTCTCAAGGAACTCAAGGCGTTCAAGGAACACTGGGAGCGCAGGGTACTCAAGGTACAGTTGGTGCTCAAGGTACAGTTGGTAGCCAAGGTACAGATGGTACTCAGGGTACTGTTGGTGCTCAGGGTGCTGTAGGTGCTCAAGGTACAACTGGTTCACAAGGAACTGTAGGTGCTCAAGGCACTGTTGGTGCTCAAGGTACAGTTGGTGCTCAAGGAACTGACGGTACTCAAGGTACCCAAGGAACTCTCGGTGCTCAGGGTACCCAAGGTACAGTCGGTGCTCAAGGTACAGAGGGACTATCTGACCGTTACAAGACAACCTCTACAACCTCACGTTCAATTGCGGTAGCAAATAACGTAAGTTTTGTACTGGCTGATGCAAATCTTTCATACTCAGTAGGTCAGGATGTAGTAGTTGCTTACGATGTAAAC